ACGGTCACGCCGTTCGAGGCGTCCGCCTTCTCACCCATGGTCGTGGCGCTGTACCCGGCGTTGCTGATGACGCGACGGACGAAGTGGTTGATGGTCGACTCGTGCTCCTGCCAGCGGATGGCGAACTGGTGAGCCAGCATCTGCGAGGTCGCGGTGGCCTCGAGGCTCGGCGCGATCTCCATCGGAACAAACACTTCCTGGTCGATGTCGAACGAGGCGTTGACCTTCCCGTCCTCGTCGCGGCTGTAGTCGAGGTAGTCGGTGGGGACGATGATCCGGGCCTTGGCCAGTCGAATGTCCCGCATCCACGACGCGTAGGTCTCGTCAACGGCGTCCAGCAGGCCCTCAGAGCCCTGAACGTCCGCGACCCCCAGACCCGACTGCCGCCACAGGCGGTTGGGTCGAATGTTCGGGAGGTACTGGACGTCCAGCTCCGTGAGCGGGAGCGTGACCTCAGCCTCGATCCCCTCCATCTCCTGGATGGAGTTGACTCCGACCCGAACGCCGAGGTTCGTGTCGGTCCCCTTGAACAGTGCGTTGTCAACGTAGGCCTTGCGCTGCTCGCCCTCCCCCTTGGTGTAGTGGCACTCGAAGTGACGCCAGTGCGTGTCGCCGTCCTTGCGGACCAGGCGCCAGAACGTGACGTCAACGAGGTAGCCGTAGCGGAAGGTCGGGATGGCACTGTCCGCCTGCGCGATGGCGACGAACGGGTGATCAGCGATGCGCTTGTCCCACGCGGGATAGAGGTAGACGCCGCCGATGCCGGCGCACGTCTCGGCCGCCTCCATCAGGCGGCTGTAGAACTCGCCCAGCTCGATCAGCTCAAGGAGGCGGGCCTCCGTCTTCTGGGCCGGCGTCTCGGGCTTCTTCTTCTTTAGTGGGTCGACCTGCTCGGCGGGGTTTGGGCCCTGGTCCGGAGGGAACCCCGGCTTGACCTCGCGATCGACAGCGGAAGGCTGCTTCGCGAACGGTAGCTGTCCACCCATGCGAGTCGGCTGCGGCCCCTGACCCGGAACACCCCCGCCCATCGACGCGCCGATGGCGTCGGGCGTCTGCTGCTCCTCGACCTCCTCATCCTCATGTGCCTCCTTGATCCGGATGCGCGGCGACTCGCCGAAGAGGAGAGCCGCAGATGTGGCTGCAAGATCAGACGCGACGGGGACGTGAAGGAGGGACTTGGCCTGCCCGTCAGATCCGAGCTGTCGCGAGCGCGACCAGAACCGATACCACGGACTTCGGGTGTTGAACGCCGCAGGGATCTGCGCGGCGTAGAAGTCTATGAGTCGGGTCGGCTCACCGCTGTACCACGCGGACCACTCCCGCATCTTGTCGAACGGCTCGCGCAGTTCCTGGGGAGGCCACTCGGAACCACTCTTCGGGATTGGCATGCGCAGATCCTACATTCCCAGGCCGGCGAGCATCGGCTTCCAGCGCATTCGCGTCTCGCGGATGATGTAGCGCAGGGCGTCCGGACCGTGGTCCGCGACCTTCATCGGCTTGTCCTCTCCCTTCAGGGTGGCGTCCGGGTCCCAGGCGTAGCCAGCGATCTCCTCCATGGTGATCTTCGTCGTGGGCGCATGGAACAGGAGAGCGTTGCGCTGCAGCAGAGACCCGACCTCCATGATGCCGGCGTTGACGTCGTTGTTGGCTGCCTTCACCGTGCGCTCGCCGTCCTTCCAGAGCTGGAGCACGAACGCGTTGGCGCTGGGGTCAACCGCAGTCCGCTCGAGCTTGGCCATGCCTGGCATGTTCGGGTGCGTGTCGGCGTGCTTCTTCTTGAGTCCCTGCTTCCAGTTGAAGAAGGCGACGCTGTGCTCCTTCATGGTCAACTGATGACCCGCCTTCTTGCTGTCGTGCCGCCACTCGTCGTGGACCAGGATGCGCCCGTCCTCGAGCTGCGTCAGGGCCAGGAAGACGGTCGGGTTGGTCGTCCCGTAGTCGATCCCGACCGCGTTCCACTTGCCGCGCGGGATGACGTCCCAATCGACGCTGTGGATCTCCGGGTCAAACATGTCATAGATCGCGCCCTCCGCGACGACCCACTGACCCTCGATGTAGCGCTTCCGCCACAGGCCCGTGTACTCCTTCATGATCGAGGCGACGTACTCCTCGTCCAGGTAGGGGTTGTCCTCCTTGGTCAGCCGGAAGATGTGGCGCTGGAGGCCGAGCTCGTCCGCGCGCTGCAGGTATTCCGTGTTCAGCCAGTGAACTGGCGAGTCCGGGTTGGTGGTCCCGAGGAACGCGGCGCCCTTCACCGACATTCGGGAGAGGGTCATCTTGAAGAACGACTCCGCCCAGAGCGTGACCTCGTCAGCGAGGCATCCTGCCAGCGTGATGCCGCGGATCTTCGCCTCTGCGCGCTCGTCGTTGGCACCCACGATGATGTGCTTGCGCCCGAGGAAGTTGAGCTCGTGGTTGCCCGCGCTGTAGTGGATGTACTTCTTCGGGAAGATCTCCAGGAGCGGGTCGATCATGTTCTGCTTGACCGTGCGCTCCGTCTTCCCTGAGAGCATCAGCGTCCCGGGCGGGGCGTCCTCAACGAGCCACTTCGCCCAGCGCATGATCGCGGTGACGGTCTTCCCGGATCGGACGGCCCCGTCATAGATGTTGAGGCGCGCCATCTTCGAGTTGTAAGCTCGATGTGACGCGCCCATGAACTGTCCGATGCCGAGCGCCATGACCAGATCCTACGACGTGATGAGAGCGTCCTTCAGGTTCTTGGCCCATTGGCACCCAGCTTCTGGGTGGAGCGAGTTGTGGTGGTCGAGCATGTCCTGCGCGGCATCGCGGATCGAGATGAACCCGCCGGTGCTCTCCACGTAGTCCCGCTTGGCGATCGGGTCCGCGGCGTGCGGCTCGATGTTCTTGGGCACCTCGTCCGTGTGAACGTAGACGCCGCGCCAGTTCTCGGTGCACGGCACCTGGCAGATGCGACAGATCATCTGGTCTTGGTCCTTCCCGTCCCGTGGCAGTACGCGCAGCGCGTGACCGGGAGCGCGCACTGCTCCTCGTCCTGGGTGCACGGGCGACCCGTGTCACTGTGCCACTTACCCCAGCCCGCGCAGACTTGGCACTCCATGAGCTTGTAGTACCCGCCGCCGTACGGGCTCACCAGCCCTCCGCCTTCCGGTCCTGGAGGTAGATGGGCATCCAGATCGTCTGCGCCCGCTCGGGGGTGGTGACCCACATCGCCTGCGCCGCGCCGTTCGGGTCTGGTGCCAGGTTCAGCCCGAAGGCGTACTCGTCGTACCCCTTCATGCAGCCGCCCATGATGACACCGGGGATATTGATGAGCTGATGCAGGTGCCCGATGACCATGGTCTCCATCGGGACGTTGGCGATGGACTGGCGACGCGACTTGCGGTGCGCGCCCAGCGACAGCGGCGCGAACGCCCCGCTGATGCCGGTGCCTCCCTTGAACTGGTCGCCGTGGGTCAGCAGATGGTTGCGCCCGTAGATCGGGACGTTCAGGTCCATCGAGGGACTGACGTTGATGACGACCTGCGAACCGCGGTCCTTGAGGCGGTCGCGAACGATGCTCCAGAAGAGCCACTCCACGTTGTCGTGGACGCGTCCCTTGAAGACCGGCTTCTCGCTGAGGCGACCGTGATTGCCCACGACCGCGTGGAGCGCCACGTTGGGGAAGCTCTTCTCGAAGGTCTCGAGCATCCCGATGATCGGCTCCATCCAGTAGAGCATGGACTCGAGGAGGCGCGCCTCGTTCGACTCCTTCAGCTCGTGATGGATCTCGCCGGTGAACAGGTCACCCGTCGCGGGAATGACCAGCCCGTCGATCTGGAGCCCGGCCATGTAGTCCTGGGGGAGGGTGATCACCTTCTCCATCCAGCGCCGCATCCGGATCATGGCGATGTCCCGGCTGTAGGCGTTCATGTTCATCATCTCTTCCGGCTCGACCACCTCATCAAGGTGCCAGTCGGTCATCTGCGCGACCACTAGTCCGACGTGGCCCTTCGATGTCGGACGGGTCTGCCACTTGGGGACCTTGATCGGGGTCTCCCTGGCGGACTGGTAGAAGCCCGCGAGCTTGCTCAGCTCGTCGTTGCGGGTCTGGAGGTAGTCGATCCGCGAGGACAGGCGCGACGTCTCGCGCTTGAGCTCCGCCGCGACCCGCTCCTCGAAGTCGAGCTCCGATGTGATGTCAGCCATGCTTGGCCTCCCGATGCTTGCCTACAGCCTGCTCGGATCGGGTGAACCCGTACCTGACCATGGCCTTCCAGATGTGACGCGTCTTGCGCGTCTGGTCAGACAGTGCCTGCTCCCACTGAGCTCGCTCGTTCTCCGGCTGGTCTGCCAGCCAGATGCACGTGCGGCAGTCCTGCCTCTTGGAAGCTTCGGCCTCCGCGTCGATCGCCTTCAAGATGTCCATTATCGCCTCCGTATGTCTCGGGGTATCACCCATCTTCGGGCGATGAACCAGTTGGTGTAGCGCTGCCAGGTGAAGAACTGGCGAGCGTAATGGGCCCAGTAGGCGTCGTCACGTCGCGCAAGGTCGTCGTCAAGCTGAGGGCCGAGCTGTTCCTCGTGGTCGGGGAAGGCGACTCGGAGGACTGGACTGACGAGCGCTCCGTGAGGTAGCGCTCGCACCACAGACAGAACTTGGGCCCTGGGCGCTTCTGGACCTTGCTGTCCTCCGCGTCCACGCTGATGACCTCGCCGCACAGCATCAGCTCCGGGTCGTCCTCCGACTCGACGTGCCAGACGCTGCGCGGCTCGCGCTGCACGTAGAAGACCTGACGCTCCTTCACGATCGCGCACGGTGCCCGATGTGGAAGGCCCCGCAGTGGGTGCACCCATATGGGACCAGGTCCGTTCCCTTCTCGTAGTTGATGCGATTGGCGACCTTCTGAGCGAGCTTCTCGCTGTAGCTCTTCTTGCGGGCGCAGGACCACCGGCTGTCGGCGGCCTCAACTGTGAATGCTTCGGGCTTAGCCACGCATGGCCTCCTGGAAGTCTTCCCAACGCTCGGCATTCAGCCAGCTCTTGGGCCTGACGTGCGTCGTCAGCTCGTTGATACGTGAGACGGAGACGCCGTAGCGCTCCGCCGCCTGTGCCTTGCTCAGGCCAGCGTCAGCGATGACCTTGGCGACCCGCTCGGGTTCGATACGCGTGATTTCACGCGACGCGACGTGAACGGGTCTCTCTGTGACTTGAGGCGCGTCCTCGCGTGGCGCGCGCTGGACTGCGAGGCGTCGCTCGACGGATCGCGACGCGACGGGCGCGCGCTGCGCCCGCTTGCGCAGGTCTCGGTTCCCGAGGTCGGGCGTCTCCTCGCGCTGCCACCATGTGTCGGGCCGCTGCTTGCGGTCGATGATCCAGGTGGCAGGGTCCGGGTCCGCGTAGCCCTCGCTGTAGAAGCTCATCTCCGGAGGTCTCTTTATGAGCTCATCGACCTGCTTCTCGTTCTGGACCTGGATCACGCGGATGTGATCGTCACTCGTGTCCTGGACCCCGGCGAACTCGCCCGGGACTCCGAGTATGGACTGCTTGGCCCAGTGGGCGATCCACTTGCCGGACGCGGCGGGAACAGCCTTGCCGAGCTCGCCGCCCGCCTGGCGCTCAACGAGCGAGCGCAGCGACCACGTGTCTGGCAGCGACATGAAGCGCGCCGCCTCCCTGAAGGTCAGGTTGCGATCGTAGATGGGGTGGATGGCGCGGTCGAGAACCGCAGCGACGACGACGCCGTACGGCCTGTCCCAGCGCCAGCGCAGGGTGCTGAACGGGTCGGTCGAGTACCAGTGCGAGTAGACCGCGACGTCACCCATCACCCTCAGTGAGCGCTCAGTGACCCGCCCGTCCGCGCGTCGCCAGAACTCGGGCGGCTCGAGGCCCTCGTTGTTATCCGGCAGCCGGGTTCCCTGACGCCACTCGCGGTTGTTCTCCTTGAGCCAGGCGAGAGTCTTCTCCCAGCGATCGGTCCCACTTGAAACATGGGTCTGGTGGCCCCAGTCGTCGTCCGCCCAGTCGCGCTCCGCGGGCAGGTCCGCGAGGACCTCGCTCATGGGTCGGGGCGAGACGAAGTCGAGCCCGACCCCGAACGGGTCTCTGTGCATGACCATGAAGTAGCGGGGACGGACGACATCGCCGCCCACGAGGCTGGCGTTCATGTTCACGTGCGTCAGGTAGTAGTCGACGCCGGACTTTCGAACGGTCTCGTGGTAGAGGTTCTCCATGAAGGCGCGCCCGGACTTGAACGCGACCCCCACCGACTCCATGATCGCGACCTCGGGCTTGACCCGCGCCACGTAGTCGCAGAACCAGCCCATGCACTCGTTGATCTCAGCCTCGGGCCCGACGACGTTCCCGTGGATGATCGTGTTGGCGTGACTGAGCTGCGAGAAGCCCGAGCACGGCGGGCAGCCGTAGACGAGCTGGACCTTCTCGCTGGGCGGGTCCCAGTCGTCCGGCATGGCTAGCTGGTCCTCGCCCCGCAGCCACGGCATGTTGTACACGACGGACTGCATCCCGAACCCGCCAAACTTGGTCGGCTCGCGCTTCCCGATGATGTCGAAGCCCGCCTGGTCAACGCCCGCGGCGAATGACCCAGCGAAGCCCATGACGTCGATCGCCTTGAGGTCTGTCATCGTTCCCTACCTTCCTGCGTAACCGTCGTTGCGCACTACGTCGTCAAGCATTCGCTTGAACTGGTCCTCCGTGTACTGGTGACGCTCGAACTGCTCGCGCTGTCGGACCTGGAGACCGAGCAGATCCATGGTGGACGCCGTCTCGATCTCGCGGAGGCTGTTGGTGAATGACGGGCCGATCAGCTCGGCGTCGACCTGCGACCCGACGTACATGATCGCGCCCGCCCTGAGGGCGTAGGTGTAGCGCGGACGCCACCAGCCAGAGCCCTCGTTCTTGTACGGGGCGACGAGCGATCCCCAGTTGTACCCATACTGCTGCACGACCTCTGCCTCGGGGTAGACGCTCTTGGTCGAGGCGTGCAGCCCGCCGCCCTTCTTCTTGACACCGCCCATCTGGATGAGCGGCCAGTGGTTCCCGAGCTTGGACGTCCAGCGGTCGTGGTTCTGGAGCGTCGCGAGCACCCAGTTGCGCTCCCGGTCGCTGGGCTCATCGATGGCGATGTTGGGCATGCGAACCATCGGCGACGGGTCCAGCGGGACTATTCGAGCCACGATCGGGCGCTTCGACACCTGCATGTGCTTATACGGGTCGCCCCACGGGTGCGCTGGCACGATGATCGGCCACGGGCAGTGGACCCGGTCTATGATCCGCATGTACATCTCGCGCGACTGCGCCAGCATGTCCGGGGTGAAGCCCGCGTAGTCCTTCGCCCTGAAGCTCTCCGTGTGATGCCGCCACCCGTGATCCCGCCCGACGTGGTGATCCAGGTCGTCGCCCAGCGACTCGGTCCGCCAGTCATCAAAGTACAGGATCGTGCGCACCTTCGCGCGCTCGAGCTCGGCGAGCGCCAGCCCGATCTCGTGCGCGTGCATCGAGGACAGGCTGGACACCCAGTTGACCAGGACCAGGGCGACGTCATACTTCGCGAGCGACTCCGCCGTCTCGCCGACCTTCACGGCGCGACGGTCGACCGTGTGTCCCAGATCTTCCAGGGCCGTCTGGAAGATGTCGCTCAGGGCCACGAAGTCGTAGCGGATCTTCTTCGACCCGACCGACCGAGCCGACATGCCCGTCATCAGGATGTTGAGGCTCTTCACTCGATGTCTCCTTCGCTCTTCAGCTCCTCGATCTCCGCGAGCTTCCCGATCATCTCCGAGATGCGATCCACGGTCTCGGGTTCTGTGACCCGAACGGCGATCGCGAGGAGGTGCTCATAGTCGCCGCTCGTCATGTCCTCACGGACAGACGTCCGCTGGTCGCGGGTCCAGCCAGCCTTCTTTAGGCCCTCATCGACGTGGGCCATGATCGCCCACGCGTTGCCGTTGTCGCCGAAGACCTCCCGCGACAGCGCCCCTCTTGGCTGGACCCGGCATGCGCAGCCCGCGCGCTGGCAGGTCACGACCCGAACACGTAGAGCAGGCCGCAGAACGTGAGGATCTCCACGATGAAGATCATCACGAAGATCCAGGGGTGCTCGTCCAC